GCTGCTTCACGCCCGTATTGGCATCGGCCAGCATCCGGTAGATCGCATCGCCTTCAACGATCTTGCACCGCTGCAGCAGCCAAGTGTCGTACACGCGCTCCTGCGCGCGGAGCGTAAGACCCTTGTAGTCGAAAGAGCCTTCGTTCAACTTGGCTCCACCGCCGTCGTTCTTCGCCATGATCAGATCCTGTGAATGGGGTTCGGCATCAGGAACGGAGCGCGCCGCTGCGTCTGCGCGGCGAGATCCTTCGCGCGCTGCGACAGCCGCGCCTGCGGATTCGCAGGGAACGCAACGAGCGACACTTCGAACAGATCGACATCCGTGATCAGCCGATGCACTTCGCCGTTACGACGGTCAAACTTCTGGTCTCGCACGCGGAAGCCGAACGACATGGCGTCGATGGTTCCGCTGGTGACGAGCGCGAAGGCATCGCGGCTTTCCTGCGTATCGACGGGCGCGATCTCTACGCGCAGCCCGCGCTGATCCGGTTGCAGGCGCAGCGTGCCGTTCTTGGTGCGCGCGATCACGCGCGATTGGTCGTGCCCGATGAGTGCGAACACATCCGGCAGTTCGCGCAGCGTTCTGTCGAACGCCGACCGATCAATGGTCTCCATGACCGATTCGACCGGATACGGATCTCCGAACGTCGCCGCGTACCCAACGAGCACCGGAGGCGCGGCTTCGCGCTCCTCCAATGTTACGGCGGCGGTTCGCAGTTCAATGTCGGCCTGCATGGCAGCACGGTAGCGCATCGCGTCAGTCATTGCCATCCTCCTCACCACGGGCACGCTTGATCTGCTTGGCCTTCGCTTCTGCCCAACTGCGGGCCGAATCTCCCCCCCACAACAGCCACGCTACGAGCCCGGCAGACGGATACCCTTGTTCGCCCTGCTTCCAGCCGCTCGCCGCCTTGTCCACTTCGTGCCGCGCGAAGTACGAGACCATGCGCATCACGGTATCCGGCGACAGCCGCGCGCGGTTGGCGATGTCGCGCGCTCGCGCCACGCCGACGGCGGTGCCGCCGCGCCCGTATTCGCGGCGCAGTTCCAGCCCACGCTTGGCGTTGCCCGCCATCGCTTCCGTGGGCCGCAGATCAATCTCCTCCAGCGTCAGCGCACGTTCTTCCGATGGCTCGGTGTCCGGTTCGTCGCCGAGCAGGTCCGGCTCCGTCAGATCCACGAAGTTGTCGCCGCCGTACGGCGTAGCCGCCGGAACCATGTTCGCTGGCTGCAGGAACACATCGCCATCCGGCCCGATGGCATTGCGCCCGATCTCGGCGCGAATCTCGTTCACCGACATGAATCCGAACTGCCGCGCGATGCTGAAGCCGCGATACCGCGTCATCATGTCGGCGCGAAGCATCGCATCGAAACTGATCTCTGTATCCAGCCGCTCGTCTGCTCGGAACAACTTGCGGCGCGCCTCGGCTTCAAGCCGCGCAGCCCACGAAGAAAGGCAGTTCGTGACCCATTCGCGGTTCGCCTGCTCCGCGCTGGCGTAGGACTGCTTCTGCCCCATGCCGATGACGCTCGGTGGGACGCGGAACATGGCGCAGATCTCCTCGCGCTGGAACGCACGACCCTCCAGCCATTGCGAATCCTGCGGCGACAGACTGATCTGCTGGTACTTCAGCCCGCCCTCCAGCACGGCAATCGCGCCCGCGCTTTCCACTCCGCGCATCCGCGCCTCCCACGATTCACGCATCCGCTGCACGGCCTCGGGCGTGAGTTCCTTCTCCGTCGAAAGCACGCCGCTCGGGCGGCTGGCATTGCGCCAGTACGACGCACCGAACGCCTCTGCTGCGATAGACAGACCGATGGCTTGCCGCGCGAACGACAGCGGCGAGTAGCCCAGCAGACCATCCGGCGACATCCACATCAGGTGGAAGATCTCGTTGCTGCTGAAGACGGCGCGCCCCTGCTCGTCGCGCCCGCCACCGTACATGTAGGCGACCTCGCCCGTGCCGATTCGCTGCACCTCCATCAGATCCGGCCGAAGGAAGTGCAACGCCATCGGGCGGCCATCCGGCGTGCGCTCAATCAGGCTGTAGGCGTTGCCTGTCAGACAGGCGCTGGTGAGCATGAGTTCGCGCCACGCCAGCGAAGTCATCTGCTGGTTCGGCGCAACATTCAGCAGCCGATGCACGGGATGCTCGTCGCGCACGCGTCGACCATCATCGTTCTTGCTGAGTACGCTCCACGGGAGTTTCGCCAACTCCGTAGCAATCGCCTGCACGCACGCATTGACGGTGACGCACGACAGGGCCACCGTGGGCGTGATTGCCTTCCCGGTGTCCGCCACCATCCCGGTGTAGATCTGCAGCCCGCCCGTCATCGGCTGGCCGACGGGCACCGTGGAATCGAATCGCCGTAGTTCCAGCGTTCCGAGGAACGGAATCTTCAGAGCCATATCAAGCCTCGCTCGTTGTAGACGCTGCTACGCTGCTGCTCGTCGTGCAGGCTAGCCGCGATTGCGATGATGGATGCCACGACCGGGTCGATGCGTTCGACGCTGCGCTTCTTGCTTGGACGCGGGTTGCCGTTCGCGTCACGGTCGACAACGCAGTTTGACATCGCCCACGACAGCACAGGGTTGCCGTCGTGCGACAACTTCTTGCCGAGGACCGCGCGCTCCCACATCTGCGTCGGCGTGGCGAGGTTGAGGAATGACTGCGGGACGCGAACGACATTGAGACCCTTGCCCTCAAGATCGTTGGCAAGATTCTGCGCGTTGTATGGGTCGTAGGCAATAAGTCGAACACGATGCTCTTTGGCAATGGCTTCGATCTGCTTGATGATGTACGCGTAGTCCGTTGTGTCTCCGGGCGTCAGGGTCAGCCATCCGCGATTGCTCCACTCTACATACGGCACGCTGTCGCGACGTGTGCGATTAGCAGCCCCGACCTCCGGCGCGTAGTTCCAGTTGCGTACAATCATCCGGTCGCCGTCGACCCAGACTGCACTGATGCTGGACAGATCGGTTGTCTGCGCAAGGTCGATCCCGAGGTAGCACGGTAGTCCGCGCAGCCGGGTGAGGTCGATTTCTTCCCTGCAGTTGTCCCAATCGGCCATGCGTATCCATCGCTCTGCCGACGTCACGTGCTGGCACAGGTAGTAGGTTCGGAACGGCGTCTCGTATGACGGCTGATCGTGCGCCCGCTTCGCTTCATCGCGGTAGTACTGGATCTTGGTCGTCGCGCCGAGGGACGGATTGGCCCGCCGCCATGTCGCTTCGTCGTCCCATGCGGCTTCTGCGTCTGCGTAATGCAGGCATGGGAGAAAGGCTGGATTGTCGACCGTTCCCTCGCAGATGCGCTGCGCGTACTGGAACAGGTCATGCTCCAGCGACTCGCGCAGCACTCCGGCTGTCGTGATTGAGATCATCAGCGGCTGCTTTCGCGCGCCCATCGACGTCATGACCGCCTCCCACAGATCGCGCCGATTCTCCATCGCGTGAATCTCGTCCGCGATGCAGGCACTGGTGTTGAGGCCGTGCGCACCGGGCGCATCTGCACTCAGCACCTTGTAGGCTCCGTAGTTCTGCGGGCAGGTCAGACTGTGCTTGTACGTCTCTGTCCGGTCCCGAAGCAGCGGCTCCGCCTCCGCCATCCGGGACGCGCGGCGGAGGCACAACTGCGCCTGTTGGCGATCGCGGGCGATGCCTACGACCTCCGGCGTCGGCTCGTCGTCAGCCAGCAGGTGGTACAGCGCGAGCGCAGCCGCCAGTTCGGTCTTGCCCGCCTTGCGAGGGATCAGGATGTGCGCCTGCCTGTAGCGCCGGGTGCCGTCCGGTCGCAGCCAGCCATACAGGTTGCCTACGAGCGCGCGCTGCCACGGCAACAACTTGAACGGCTTCCCCGCCCACTCTCCCTCCGTGTACTTGCACATTCCCTCAATGAAGTCGATGGCGTGCTTGGCCGCCTTCGGATTCCAAACCGATTTGCCGCAGGTCTTGATCGCGTCGTAGTTAGGCAGTTTGTTGAACGCCTCGGCCGACCATTTACTGCCCGAGCGCGGCTTTGCGGCTGAAGATGGCGTCGATTTGCTTGGCTTCATTTGGCTGAACGAGGCGCGCCCGCGCACTAGGGGTAAGCCCAAACTGCTGCATGGCGCGGTTGAGCATGACGCCGTACTCCATCTGCAGCGTAGTGTACGGAGATCGCTTGAAGGACACGACGTTGCCCTCGTTGTCCCTGATCGGCAGCACCTCGCCGAATCGGGTGACCGCCGCCGTGCAATCTTTCCACCGGGCGAGATACTCAGCAAACTGGGCGAGCGCGAGCGCGTCGGCTTTCGTCAGCACCCGCATCGGGGCGAGCAGTTGCACTAACTCCGGCCATGTCTCGCGAGCCTTGCCTTCCAGCCACACCGGGCACTGGGGCGTCTCCACGGGCAGAGTCGGCTCGCCTTTGCGGGTGTTCGCGCGCCATGAGCCGGAGAGCCGGAGAGCAGCGGTTGGTTTGGGTGGTGGACCGGGCATCGTGTGTAGCAAACATACCGAACTCGGGGACGCGCGCGCGACGG